GGTCAGCGTGGCGAACGGCGGGATGCTTCCCTTGATGTGACAGTAAGGCACGGCGACCTCACTTGCTCTCGCCGAGCTTCGTCTTAATCTCCTCGAGGGACTTCAGAATCAGGTCATCCTTGTAAGAGATGTTCTTCAGCCAACCAACGAGGGGGCCGTCGAAACGACGACCGGCGATGCCGGCACCAGTCTGGTCGGAGACCTCGACGAGACGGTCCTTAATCTCGGCGAGCAGATCAGTAGCGTGTGACACTTCGAGTTCCTCTCCGCCGTCGCTCGTGCCCTGAGACGGACGGCCTTTGTCATACCAGTAGCGACATGCATCGGAGAACGGCATGCCGTACGCTTCGTAGGACCCGTACATGGTCCCGGAGTTGTAGCGGGACCCCACACGACGGAGGTCCTCATAGGAATCGCCCTCGGCCTCGATGAGACCCTTGAGGATGGAGCAGCCGACCTCGGCCGACTTCTGCGGATCCCACCAGGCTCGGTCAGGATCGTTGATGAAATACCCGTTGTAGGTGATCTGAAGCGGACCGACACCGTTTGAAGTGCCCCACTCGGAGACGATAGGCCAGAAGTAGTTCTTGAAGTTGTGCTCCGTGACCTCACCCCAGCCTGAACAGGCGCCTCCGGCATCATGGCCGTAAATGTTGGCGCCCTCCTCGCCGGTCTCCACCTTCATGCAGCCAAGAGCGGCCCACCAAGGACACCCAGTGGCATCGGCGGCACGGAGAACGGCTTCCTGAATGGAGGTCCCCGCAGACGACTCAGCGTGCGAGGGGACCGAGCTGCCGTGGTTGTCCCGTCGACGCAGGCAGTGCGTCCAGGATGCGGACTGGGTGTAGGGATGATCGTCGTATGCAATCGACCGGACTTCGCCACCGGTCTGGTCACCCATGTAACCGTCGATACTTCCGTCTTCGGCGATCCATGCCTCGGAAAGAATCGTTGGGTTAAGAGCGGTCACTATGGCGACATGGCCTCGACCGCCTGAAGCCTCCTCGGACAGGACAATATCGCCGACCTCGAATCCGCCGTCAGGCTCGTTGCCCGTCCAGGAGTCCGAGATGTCAGCGAAGTTGCGCTGCTCGCACTCCTCCCGCAGTGACCCGGTCCAGGTCGAGCGGGGGAAATAACCAGCGGTGAAGGGCTCGCCCCACTCGTGGTGAGCCGCGAGGTTGTAGCAGCCGGCGACGAGGGCCGAGCAGTCAGCGTTGGCAGGCGAGTTGATGAGCCAGCCATCCCAATCGGACTGATCGTAGAAAGTCCAGCGATCCGGCTGCGAGTAGCCGACATCGGCGACATCGGCGTAGTACCTGGCGCAAGACGCCGCGTATTGAGATACAGTCATTTTGACCTTTTCAGCCGTTGGGATTCTCGATAGGGGCGAAGACCGTCGGGACAATCCTGGATCCCTCGGCCGTGATCAGCATAAACACCTTGTTGTCGCCTCTAATCTCAATCATTGAGCCATCGTCGGACCCGTCGGCCTTCGGAAGCGGGAAGCAAGCTCGAGCTTTCACTTGGTATGCCGAAGGAACAGTAACGAGCTGACGCAACTTGTTGATAGGACCGGTGAACGGGAGTCCCTGCCAGATATCGCCCTTGAGTCGGATGTAGATCACACCGGCCATAACCCGATACTGGTAGGTGCCCTTTCCCATCCCTTCGGCGATGTCCTTCCAGCCGGTGTCGAACGTCCCGTAGCCGGAAGCAGCCCGGGAGTTGAACCAGACAACCTTATCTGGCATGGACTCCTGGAGGTCGATCACCTTCTGGTCCGAGCTGCCATCCTTGCGGACGACCCGCAGAACAGCCTTGGATCCTTCGTAGAAGGGGACGTCCAGCTCGAAGTTGGGATTCGCACCCAGAGTGATCGATACATCAGTGACCCCGTTGGTGGGCGAGATGTAGACGGTGCTAAACGGACTGGACTCTCCTCGAACTGTTGTGTGGAGGAGAGGGGTAACACCAGGCATGCTAACCTCTTGACTTGTACTTGGCCCGTCTCGCCGCGTTCAGAGCCTGATTCTGTCGAAGCGTGGCGGCGGTCGACATCTTCTTGTCGGGTTGGTTCTTGACGTTGCACACTCGAACGAGCGTGAGAAGTCGGTGAAGGTGCCAGTGCTGACACTCAAATGGAATCTGGAGAGCGACCATCCAGTAGTAAACCAGCTCCGATGTGATAACGTTCCGTGCGGGGCTCGAACCCTCGGCGTCCACGAACGTTGTGGCCGTCATGGGGTTGTCAATGTAGTCACGGATCTGTGTGACGTTCTCCCTGGACAAGTGCGAGTAGACGACGGGGTCGACGTCATTCAAAGTCATGCACTTGATGTAGTCCAGGACCTGCTCTTCGGTGAGCTTCTCGTTGCCGATGTATGGGATGTGCCACTTTGACTCCCATTTTGACAGAGCGACGAGACTGTGCTCTAGCTCAAGGTCGCCCTCGAATCCGTTGATGAACTCATTGCGATCCTCATCGTAAAGCTCATCCCCGACGACGTGAATCGTCAGCATTCGTTCCTCCCTGTGGTCACCACGGACCCCGGAGCGAATCACGGGGTCCGTGGGAGTTGTCAGACCGCAGCCTTGACCGCGGCGATGACCTCGTCGGGGGTCGGGAGCTTGGAGTTGGTGGCTCCGTCGCCCCAGATCAGCTTCTCGATAGCGGTCATTCCGGCCTTGCCGACGACACTGGAGTCGAGGGTGACGACACAGGTCGGCTTGTGGTCCTTGACGTTCACCGGGGTACCCTTGAAGGACCACGAGAAAGTGATCGCCTCAGGGGAGTCATTAACCGTGCCGTAAGAGCGCTCCGAGGGGGAGGCCGCCAGGCCGTACAGAAGGTGCAGCTTGTAGGCAAAGTTGTTCTTCTGCTGGTCGTTACCCTTGATGGTGCGGTAGGCCAGACCGAAGGAGGTGCGCTCCTGCTGACCGATGACGACCTTGTCGACGATGGCCGAGCCGTCACACTGGAGCCACTCGTCGGGGTAGGTGTAGGCCTCGATCTTACCCTCGAACGTCTCCGCCGAGGTCAGAGAAAGGTACTTGATGTTGTCCGCGTACAGGTCGGTCTGCTCTGCGCCGGTCGGGGTCTCGGTCACGTTGGTGAGACCCGACCAGGCGACACCCTGACTGTAGGCGCCAGTAGCGGGGTTGACGGGGAAGAGGACCCCACGGTCCACACCAGTCTCATAGTACTTCTTGCCCGTCTCGTCCCATGTAAGGACTGCCATCTATACTCCTTGGTAGATGTTGAACACGTCGTGATGAAGGTTGTGCGAGACGAAGTGCCTCTCGAAGGTGCACATAGGCATGTCGCCTAGGACGTCCAGCACCGGCTCGTCGGGGTTCCTGCTGATGAGGGTGACCGAGTAGCGCGGAGTGTACATCCAGTTGGTGTTGTCCCCGAACTTCGAGTCGGCTCGACTCCGTTCGTACACGATGCACGGGTAGGTGAGCTGGACGGACTCCGGGGGTTGGAAGTAGACGTTCCTAGAGCCCAGCGCGTCAACGAGTTTCTGGTGGAACTCAAGGCGTTGGACCATTGTACACCTCTCCGAGGTTGAGAATGAGACGGGGGCGGCGGACCTCCACGTTTGTGACGACCCAGCGCGCCCCCATCCATCTCACATACTTGATGGCAAAGAAGTTCTCCTCGGCGTAGGAGTCGGCCACGATGGAGATCTCGTTGTTGAGGCGTAGATTCTGGAGAACCTTCGGCTCGCTGTCGTACTGCTTCTGGGAACGGTTCACGTCCCCGTAGTACTCCCTCTCCGTGACCTTGTCCTCGAACACTCCCGGCGTTGTCTCGACGGCGTGCCCGTAACCTATGCTTCCGAAGAATCTTGCCATTTTGACCGGATCAGGCCGTAGCCTTCTCGATGACGATCGCGGACTTGTACTTCGTCAGCGCGCCCGAGCAACGAGCCTCCAGCAGGTACTTCTGCTGGTTGAAGTCGATGTCGAACTGCTCGAAGAAGGAGGTCTCGCCGCCCTTGTCAGCACCCAGGGTGTAGTCCTGCATGTTGACGATGATGCCGAGCAGGTTCTGGTTCTTGCCAGCGACCTCGCGCTTGGCGCCCTCCATGACCTCAACCTCGATGACGTCCGAGACGTTCAGAGCGTTGGCAATGGCCTGCTTGGTCTCGTAGATGTAGCGCTGGTTGACGTCCTTGATCTCGAGCATGTCGCAGACGAACGCGTTCGTGGTGAACAGGACCGGCATGCCGGAGCCCTTGTAGAACTTCCGAGAACGACGAACGGCGTCGATGATGTCAGGAGTCTTGGCGTCCTTGTCGATGAGGACCTTGTGGGAGAACAGCTCGTCATCCTTCCAGATCGGACGGATGTTGGTCTCCTTGATCTTGTCGGCGTTAGCCACGTCACGGCCGTCACCGATCAGGACAGCACGAGCGAGCTCCTCCTCGAGGGCGAAGCGCAGGTTCTGCTGCATCCAGGCGACGACGTTGAACGTGGTGATGTCGAGGACATCGTCACGGTCGATCTTCGTCTTGTTGTAGACGGTCGTCGGCTCGGTCTTACGGTTGGCGACCTCGTAGACGACGTCCTTCTTGCGGCTGGCCTTGACATAACCCTTGGCCCGCAGGTCGTCAGCAGTCAGGTTGGACCACTGGGTCTTGACACGGGAGAAAGGCGTGTGCTTGGCACCCTGGAGAACCTTGGCAACCCAAGAGTTCTCGCGCATGATGCGCTGGGGCTCCGGGTCCAGGTTGGTGGCGTCCGGGAACAGCAGCTCCGGGTTCTTGATACCGTAGTCCGCGGCGTGAGCCAGGACAGCGGTGCGGAGCGTCATACCGGGCTGGCGGGCCTCGGCGAAGATGAGCTCCTCATCGGCGTGGGAGAGGTGCGGGCCCACGTTACGGCGAGCGTCGCCCTCGAAGATGTTGGAATGCATCAGAGTATCACCCCCAGAGTCGCCGTGCTCGGCGTCCTCCTCGTAGTCTTCGTCATTGTCCTCATCGAACTCCTCGTCCTCGTCGTCGAAGTCCTCATCGTCGTCAACGTCACCGCTGATCTCCTCGATGAGGGCTGCGACGGCCAGACGCTGGTCGTCGTCGAGGGTCTCGAGGACATCGGCAACCGTGAGGTCGTCCTCGTCGTAAACCTCGTCTTCGTCCATGGATTCTGTGTCCTCCGTTGTTTCTCCGGAATCGTGCGAGAGCGTGAGGCCTGAATAAATGATAGCCTCCTCCTCGGACTCGGTCCATGAACCATCCGAGTGCTCCAGAGCAACGTTGTCGATCAAGGCGCCCGGGTTGGCCCCGGACAGGACCATGGAAACCTCGACGATGTTGCCGTGAATAACGTCAGCCCCTCGCTGGTCGAGGCGGTTGGCGTAGATCGAGAGAGCCTTGACGTCGCCGTGCTTGACAAGCTCCTTGGCGTTCTCCGCGCCAGGAGTGTCGTTGAAAGCACAGTAGGCGTAAACGCCCTCATCCCGATTCTCAAGCAGGGCGTGCCCGAGAACGTTGTCGACGGCGTTGTGCCCATGCTGCCACACAAGCGGCACGCGCTGGCCGTCATTCTCCTTGAACGCATTATGCTTGATAGTGCGCCCGTCGGAGCAGGTCAGGTCGTTCTTAGTGGCCCAGCCACTGAAGTCGAACTTCATCCTTCTCCTCTGACTTGGCTCATCGGCATGCTGAGCACTGACTGAACATCAGGACCGCTGGTGTCCGGAATATCCCCCTCGCCGTCCAGGGAGGTATCACCCATCTGCGGGTTGATGTTCGGGTTCTGCAACTGGTCCGCCTGCTCGTTCGGGGACGGCGGAAGACCGATCCTCGTACGGGCCTCGTTCGGCGTGATTACCTGGTCCCTGAGCATGGTGTCCAGAGATGTGACGATCTGGCTCGGAGGAACGTTCTTGAACGGGTCACGAATGTACTGCACAGCCTGCCCCTGGGTGCGCGCGGTCTTCGTGAGGAAGGCCTTGCTCATCCCATCGGCGAGTGCCGAGAGTACAGGCTCCACAGCCCGGTTCCAGTAGTGTGTCCAGACGATCTCTGTCGCAGTTCCCTTGAAGACGTCCTCCGAAATCCCCAGTCGACTCATGAGCTCGGCTGTGAGGAACTTGATCTGATCGAGCAAGTTGTTCTCCGCCGGGCGGTTCAGCTGAGTGATCTTCTCGGAACCGTCGGTGTAAGCGATCCCGTGTCCGCCCTTGCCGAGCTGGTCCTCGATGGACTGGATGCGGTTCTCCGCCCGCTGGCGCATGGCCTCGGTCTTGACGACGTAGGGGAGCTGGATGATGATGTCCAGTTTTCCGGTGTACGTCTTCTCGTCGGCCAGGTCCAACATGGAGAGCTTGCGGCTCAGTCGCTTGAGGGTGGAGTTCGGCTTGTTCATCACCTCGTAGAGAGGGTTCTCGATGATGGCGACGGTGCGCTTCGGCAGGATCACCCGCTCCTTGGTAGAGCGAGCTTGGTTGTAGACCTCCACCTCGACCTGCTCGGGGAACCACTGGGTGACCCGCCCGACTCGCAGCTGCTTGATGTCGAAGCTGTTGTTAGTCCTCGGGTCAAGGTCAGACTCAACCGGAACGATCGCGATGACGCCCTCGTCGAACAGCGACAGCACGGCATCCTGGATGAAAGCTCGACCGCTCTGATCGATGTTGGGCTCCAGCATCAGGCAGTCGTTCAGGGCCGAGCGCCGAATACCGATGAAGGTTCCATTTTGAGCTGTGTCGACATGTCGGATCGGCGTGGCGGACACGTCGATGGCGATCATGTTGAACAGTGACGAGATGATCGACTTGTCGGCCGTCCATCCGAGCGCGAGCCGGTCGGCCCGTACGCTGTAGGAAGGACCGAGGTTCGATCGGTCGATGTCCCTGCCAGTGAAGGCGTTGTAGGCGTGCTGTAGTCTATCTCGCAGTCCTATGTCCTTCACCTCCTAGTCGAACATGTCCTTGTTGAGTTTGTAAGCGACCCAGGCATCCATCAGGGCGGCAACCGAGTCGATCTTGTTCTCCCGTCGGGCCTTCAGGAGCTTGCGGTTCCCGTTGGTGTCCTCCAGGGTGATGGCGTTCCCCATCGTGAAGGTCATCATGGACTGGTCAAAGAGGAGCTTGCGATCCTCAGCCATGTCCTTGATCTCACCGAGGGGCACGGACTCAGTCCGGGCTCCCTGGATCACCTTCTCGATGCCGAACGGTCCGTTCTCGTTCTCCCAGCGAGTTACGAACTCCTTGGCGTTGTAGGGGTCGAAACCCAGGCAGCGCACGTCATACTCGCATCCGGCAATGAACGCCTCGAGGTCCTCGTAGACGTTCATCATGTCGAGAACCGTGCCCTCGAGCACCATGAGCGAGCCCTCCTGTAGGAACTCCTCGTACTTCTGACGAGTGGCTCCCGGAAGACGTAGCATGGTGCGCTCAGAAATGTAGCAGCGCGTCTTGACACCAAATCTGCCTCGGCTGAGGGGGAACAAGAATGTGAAGGCGGTGAAGTCATCGCCCTGCGACAGGTCGACGCCGATGGAGCAAGGCATACCCCAGAAGTCCTGACGGTTGTGCCGCAGGGTCTCCTCGTAGGTGAAGAAGTACGTGTACCCCTCCATGGGGATGCCAAACCTCTTGGCCAGGATGTCGTTCCTAGCCGCAGGTACGTGCTCCGCTCGTTCGACGTCTCGCTGATATGTCTCGTAGGAGACGGTGGCCCCGAGGTTGGGCTGGGCCTTCAGCCAGGTCGACGGATCCCCGACCTCCTTCAGGTCATCGAGCCTGTAGTAGAAGATGGAAGTGTGAGGATCCGAATACTCCCCTCGAAGAATGTTGAGTAGCTCCATCTTCATGTTGTCACCAGCCGAGTTCCTGACAGTACCTTCCGAGGACACTGCCAGGATAAGCCAGTCATCGACCTTGGACGCCCCCTGCTCGATGGCGCCGACCACGTCTTCACGAATATCGCCCGAGAGCCACTCGTCCACCGTGTTCATCTTGGTGCGGAGGCCCTGGAGCTTATCAATTGACATGGGGCGAACCTCGAGCAGGCTGTTTGTCATGAAGTTCTCGATCCCCTTCTTGGTGGGGACGAGCTTCTGCCTGAGAGCGCGGCTGCCGGTCGTGTTCTGGAGAGACCCCTGAGTCATGAAATCAAACAGGGGGCCCTTGGCCCTTGTGATGGCGGTTCGAAAGGGCTGCATAACCTCCTCGGCCTGCTTCATCGTCGGCGCTGTCGTCACCTGGTGTGTGGTCGACGTGTCGATTGTGAGGAAGTAGGCTTGAAGGAGGGTTTCGTACAAGGACTTCGCCCCGCCTCGGGCGACAATGATGTACTGCTTGTTGATGAGGCGCTGCTTCACCCGGCGCTTCTCGAAATGGCCGCCAGCCTCCGTCTTGTTCGGGACGTAGACTGATCGCTCGGTGAAGAACCACCATCCGAAGATCTGCTCAGCCCAGAGTTTGAAGCTCGGTAGGAGTCGAAGATCGGATCCGTCGGTAAGAGTCATCTCCGCTTCCGCGAAGCGGATGAATCCCTCCACAGCGTCGCTATCGTAATAAAAACCGGGATTGCGAATCCGATCATCGATCCTGTTCATCTCCATCTCGATCTCCTTGCAAATCGGAATCCGACCTGCGAGGACATCGTCTCTGAACTCGGCGTAATATCGCGGGGTAGCGGTATTGGAGAGCATGGTCAGCGACGGCGCTTCCTCGAGCGTCCACCCTTCCTACCAGCCGCGATCTTCCGTTCAGCAGCCTTGGCTCCGGCCGTACCAGCGGCGAGGCCCAAAGCGGAAGATCCGGCACCGACAGCGGCAAGCTGCCCGACAGTCTTTCGACCGCCGCGCCTGACGACCTTGGTTCCGGTGGTAGCGAGCTTCCTAAGCCCGACGCCGCCGGAGCGAACCTGAGTCGAAAGCTCCTTGCCGGGAGTCTTCTTGCTGAGCTTGGACGCTGCCGAACCAGCCGCCGACTTGGCTGACCGTGCAGCCGCGCCTGCTGCGGACTTCAAACCACCTGTGCCGCCCACAGCTGCCTTGCGCGCCTTGTTACCGGCCTTCCAAGCCTGGTTTTTGGCCTTGGTGCCGGCGCTGCGAGCCGCTGTAGCCGCCTTGAACTTGGCGGCGTTGGCGCCGAGACGAGTGGCCTCGGCATACTTGCCGGCCTTGCTGGTCTTCAGCTTCTCCGCTGCGCCCTTAGCGTTGGCTGACTGGGCTTTCGCGAAACGCTTGGCCTGTGCCGTCTTGACTCGGGCCTGAGCGCCAAGGTTGCGCCCCTTGCCCTCGGCGTACTTCTTGGCGGAGGCTCCGCCCTTCTTAGCCAGAGCAGCAATCTTCTTGCCCTTGCCTGACTTGTGCAGGTAGTACCCCGCGCCTGCGGCAGCCGCCGTGCCGAGAACACCGGCGATAGCGGCCTTCTGCTTGCGAGAGAGTCCCTTGCGCTTCTTGGTTGAGCCAGCGCCTCCAGAAGCCGCCCGCTGCTTGCGGACGCCCCACTTCATGCCTTTGACGCCATGGTGTGCGAGGACCTCGTCCTCGTCGATGAAGAACAGTGTGTCTGTCATGTCATAGTCCTATTACTTGAACCGTTTGGCGCCCTTGATAGCGGCGGATCCGCCCTGGCTGGCAGCCTTCTTCAGCCCCTTCTGGAGGATGCCCTGCAAAGTGTTGAATGCAGCCTCCTCGGCTGCCTTACCCGCCTTGCTGCGGTAGCGCTCCATCCGGGTCTGGGTCAGCTGACGGTACTCTTTCTCTAACCGAATCCGGTTGTTGATTCGCCGAAGCTGATCATCAGACATACCATCTATTTTGGCCTGCTTACTGGAACTCCACCTCTTCGCACCCTTGATGCGAGACTTGCGGACTCCCCAGCGCATACCCTTGATACCGTAGTGGGCGAGAACATCATCGTGCTGAACGACTCGCTTGATCTTTCTCGCGCCCTTAGCGGCTTTGGTAAGCAGTTCCCGCTCGTTGGGGACTACCCCAGCCCTTTTTGCCCCCTGATAGCCTAGATAGGTAAGAGCCAGGGCGCCTCCGGCCCGGCTGACGTTCCCTGAGGCGATGTTCCCAACGCCGCGAACCGTCTTGCCCGTGGCGTTGCGAGCATTCTTCCGACCTCGCTGCCTCTGAGCCTGAGAAGCCCGCTTGGACATGTCGGTCTTGGAGACGGCCTTGTCGAACTCGCTCTTGTAGAACGGGTCCTTCGAGCGAGCCTTGACAGTCGCCTTGATCAGCTTCCGCCGATTGCCGGCCCCCTCGCCGTAATACATCCTCGCCATTGTGTATTCCTTGGCGTCACGACGGGCACGGCGGCGAACGCCCCACTTCATACCCTTGACGCCGTAGTGCATCAGCTCCGAATGGCCCATTCGCTTGTTAGACCCCTTCTTGTAGTACCTACGAGCGGCTTCAGCGAGAGTCACGTCGGTTGAGTAGGTCTTTCCGAGCTGTCCGCGGTCGAGTTCGTTGTAGTACTTCTCTCGACGCTCGGTAGCAGTCAGCTGACGATTGCGCTGGTTGGCGAGACGAAAGTTCTTGACCTTCTCGGCGAGCGCCTTGCGCTTCTTGATATGGTCTTCGATCATCTTGATGTCATGATCGCCGTACTTAGCCTTGAGCCTGGCCTCGTACTTGGCCCGGCGCTCGGCGTTCCGCTCCTCACGACTCTTCCGAGTGCCCTTGCGCATCCCCTTGACCCCGTAATGCATGAGTTCGTCGCTCATGGAGTCTCCTTCTGTAGGTTGATGCGCCAGGCATACTCCTGAAGCTGCTTCTCGATCGCCGTGACAACGAAAGAGTTCGCAGGCGGGTCGAATACGAGACGCACTTGCAGGTACAGGTACGTCTTAACGGCTGCTAAGTTCTTCGTGACGCCATTGAGGTACTGTGCCCAGGTCTCTGTCTTTCCGGTGATCTTGAACGAGGGGAGACCGATCTCCTCTGCGAACATGAGCGCCGTGTTTGTGTGGAGAATGATCTCCTGATCGAAGGCCGTGTAGTCCTCGGTGATGCCGAGAGCCTTCTTGATGTCATTCAGTATCGAATCGGCCACGGTCACCTCCAGGGTATCGTGTCGTTCGGCGTTCTCTCGACTAGAGGCTTGGGTAACAGGCTCGCATCGCCGAAGTGAATCGCGTTGTGTGTGTCGTGTCGCACGCAGATCAGGTACTCGGGGTCAAGGATGTCGGAATTGAACTCTCCCTCGAGGTCCTCAGGCCGAATCGGGTTCATATGATGAACGAGGATCTTGCCGTAGATGTCGTGACCTGGGACCCCGAGGTCGCATGCGTCGTCTCTGAGGATTACCTTCTGCCTTGCTTGACGCCATTCGGCTGAGTGGTAGAAGGACTGGTTCAGATGCCGTTCGAAACCGAACGTCTGATCTCCTGGATCCTGGTTGAGACGTAGGTACTCGTACCGTTCCTCGAAGGATTCGATGCGAGAGAGTTCATGATAGGTCCGAATCCTGCTCAAGGCCCACACCTCCTCCGGCGTAGGACTTGAATGCTTCGAGAACCTCCTTGTAGGCCTCCTCACCTCGAGCTGAGGCCGCCAGAGCATCGGCTTTGGCCTTGAGCATGTCGTTCTCGGCCCTGATCCGCTCCTGCTCCAAACGCTCTCGGCTCGTGGCGAGCTTGAGGTAGTGCGTGATGATGGAAGGAGGAGCCGTGCCGTCCAGTAGCATCTCCTCAGCTCGCTGGACTGCGAGCGAAATGAGTTGATTCTCCTGCTGCTCCGGAGTGGCGGCCCGTCCTCTGGGTGACTTCTTGGCCCTTGCCACGGAGTTCTCTCCTATTCCGGGTTCCTTTGCTGCTTTCGAACCCGGGTTTCAGGTAGGACAGGACGACTTGCGTACCCCTCGTTGGGTAGAAAGGAACGAACGCAAGAAGACCCCAACGACACAGGTCGTCCTGTCTTATCCGAAACCCGGGTTCGGCGTGCCCGAACTCACCTCCGGGGAAAATGAGAGGTGCGGGCCGATGACGGGGGGTGGGCCTTTTTGCGGACCCTATCCCCCCTCTTTCGAAGTTTGAAATGGACGAAATGGACGAAACTTCGTCAGAATTCACGTTCTACAACTTGATAGTTTCCAGTCAAGTTGAGTTCGAGAATCTCATTAATCGCTTCATTCGTTGCTTCGACTTGATCGGCTTCGGTGAGGTCAGTGCTAGTGGTAGTGACCCGTGCCAGGTAGGCGCAGGTGTGGTAACCTTGAGTAACATCAAAGTTAAACCACTCTTCGAACTCATCGAAAGGATCGTAAGGATTGTCCTCAGTAGTCAGTGCTAGGCGTAGCATGGCTCTATACACCTCGATTCAAGGACAATGGACAGCTTGACAATGGACAGAAGGCTAGCCATTCAGGTACTCCCTAACTCTAGCTGTGCTAATGCCCAAAGCCTCAGCGATCTGTGCTGTGTTAGCACCGTTTGAGCGAAGAGTCTTGATCCTATCCCTCTGAGCAGGAGCAAGATCAAGCTTCTGCTTGGGCAGAGCCATGGCCTTGATGGTATCAAGGTCGGCGTTGGCCAGAATCTGTTCCATCATAGAGTTGGAAATAGCACCCTTCTGAATGGCCTCCCACTCACGAGGGGTGGGGATCACTCTTGTGCCGTCCCTATCGTAACCAAGGCGGCGCCGGGCGGTCTTGATGGCCATGGCCTCCAGCTTAGCCCGTTCCTTCTTGGTCAAATTTGGATTTGATTCAAGCTTTTTCTGCACAACACCTTGTGCCACCAGCTGTGCCTGGCGCTCCAGGGGCTTCTGTTTGAGGGCCCGGTTCAATTTGGCGCGGAGGGTAGAGACTTCTGGGGCGTATGCCTTTGCTGCCCGGGGGTCTCGTTTGATGGCGGGGGTTGAAATGGCACGCTTCCTACAATCGTTGGCCATGGCCTTCAATTCATTGGCGTGCTGTGCGTAGATACCCTCCATCAATGTGCCGGAGGACAGCTTCCTAGCATCGGTGGCCTCTGCCATCCTGGTGGTCTTGGTCTGCTTCTTGACCAGCTTGCCCTTCTTGTTAACATAGGACTCACCAGTCTCCTCGTAGACCCTGCGACCAGTGGCCCTGTCATATGGACCGCCCTTCGCTGCACTGCGTGGCTTGCGATGGGGTACATACTGGACACCCTTGGACCTGGAAATAAGAGTGGCTGCACCTTTATCGGCGCCACCCTGGTACTTCCTCTTCAGTGCGGCGATGCCGTTGTCAATCTCGGACTGCTTGTAGTTGAGATTATGCTTCTCGGCATCAATGACAACCATGGAATGACGAACGGCCCGGGACAGTTCATCAGCACTGGCACCCTTGAGAGTCATGTCGGTAATAAGGTTGGACACCTTGCCCATCTGGGTCTGAGTATCCGACATCCTCTTCATACCGGGGTAGCCAGGATATGTCCTCTTGGGGTCGAATCCCTTCAGCCCTTTGAGCGGAGCGGTAGAACGAACCCGGGTCTTTCCTTTGTTGGGAATTACCAGGACGGAGTCGCCGTCGAAATCAGCACCACTAAGACGCTCAGCGACAGAAGGATGGATACCAATAGCATCCCTAGCATTGCCAAGAATACTTCGAGACTTCTTACCTCGGTTGTTAACAGTGAGCGTAGGAATCTCGAAAGTCCCGCCATGAGGATAACGAACGAGACTAACAACGTCGCCATCACGGTAGTTGGGAGCATACACCTCGCCCTTCTTGAGATGGGGCATCGGCAATAGCACCTGAGACGCTTGGCCAGGGAGAGCCTTGGCCTTGAGATGTACCGAAGCCGAATCGCAGTCATCGGCCAGGGACATGAGCATGCGCTTACGAATAACAGGATTCGTAAGGGCCATGATCTCATCGAGCTGTTTTCGCTTGTCATCACGGACAGCCTGAAGCTGACGCTTGGCCAATTTGGGGGACTGCTTGGATAAGAACTGTGAGGCCAGGGACTGGGACCATGAGTCCCACTTACCCTCCTCATTCACAATGTTGAGTGCGCTCAGTTCCTTCTTACCGGTCTTCGGATCCTTAAACATCTTCTGCTTAACGACCGCACCAAATGGATTCTCGGGATCTTCCTTCATGGGCTTGAGGACCGTGTGGTCCTTGGAGCCCAGCATGGGAGTACCCTTCTTCTTGTTGGTGTTGAAGACTATGTCCTTGCCCTTCGGAATATCATCCGAGTACATGGCCATGCCCTTGAGGTAGTGCGTTCCGTCAACCGAAATGCGAACCTGGGCGTAGTTGGAGCCACCGAGGCTGAGCTCTTTGACCCCCCGACGGAGCAGAATAACCCCGTCCATGTCAGTACCGCCGTCCTCAGCGTACTTGACAGCCACCTTCTTCGAGGATATGGCTCGAGGAGTGCGAAGCCCGGTCGACAACAGCCCCTTCTCGTCAATAACCACGCCAGGAGTGCGGATCTTGTCCCTCTGTGCATGAATATCAGCCGGTTTGGTGCCGGGAGGGGCGAGAACCTTGAGAATGGTGTAGTTATCGCTATTGGCCTGCTTGACCTTGACGTCGTGAGTAGTATATCCCTGAGCCTTCAGGGCCTCGACGGCGGTCTTCAAAGATGTTGACGAACACTGGAGGTTCTGCTCAACGCCGAGACCGTACTCGATGAACTTCTTCTGCTGCACCTCGTCGGCCAGAATATCCTTGACCCGAGTGATCTCGTCCTTGCGATATGCTGCGTTGGGCTTGAGAAGCTCGCGAACCGAGGACTCGTTGAGTCCCATGCGTCGACCGATCTCCGTGTTGGGCAGACCAGCGTCCTTGAGACGAGATGCTCGAGAAATGTCGCCAGCCTTCTTCTCGGCACGAGCGATACTGTTCAGAGCACGGTACTCGGTGGTGCTCATACCCCAGGCCTTGGCAATATCGACCTCGGACATGCCCTGAGCCTTGAGCTTGTCTCGCTCGGCGAGGAAGCCTTGGGCTGACTGATATGGATCCTTACCGGAGCCCCACGGGTAGATAACGACCCGAATGGCGCTTGGTGCCGTAGTGCATCAGCTCATCACGAGTCATGGGCCTCACCCCCCAATATGGTCGAACGTATATCCTTTGGTCCGCAACTCCATCAGGAATCCTCAGTCTTGATCTCCTCGATGAGCTTGTCAAACCAGACGATCTTGTCCATGATATGGGCGATGTCGTCGGGCTGTGGTGTGTCGACCAGAATATCGTCGTTCTGGTAGATGCGAGTCTCGACGTTGATCTCGCCGGGCAGCTTCTCGTACTCCAGGCAGAACAGTGCTGCGTAGACATGAAGCTGGACCATGTTGGCACGTGTCACGCCAGTCTTGAGGTCGTGAATACGAAGCAACTGCTTCTTCTCGTCGAATCCAATAGCGTCGGCGGTCCCGTATGCGTTCTCGCTGTAATATAGAACGACCTCAGGATCAAGACCGTAGCCAATGGCGTCGTTCACGTAGGCGTTGAAGGTAGCCTTGTTCCTCGGCATCCGCATCTTGAGGCGAATATGCTCGGCGGCCAGGGCGTGAAGCCTGGTCCCCATCGCTGCTGCCTGCGCTGTCCTGAATGCCTCGCCCAGCTTCTCGTCGTCGTAGTTGACCCAGCTGTGCTTGCTGGCGCTCAGAAATGCGTGCAGGCCCTCCAGCCTTGAGTGTACGTTCCAGTTCATCGAGCGTTCCTTTCTCGTTCTCTGGGTAAATGAATGATGCGAAGGACCATGCGCCGAGCTTGTCGACAAAATAGTCCTGGTTCGGTCGGTGAGGAGCATCGGCGCTCCTCTTGACCTCGAGTGCGGCCCACTTGGATCCGAATATGACGATCAGGTCGGGTATGCCCTGATTGTGGTTCGGATCGTTCTTGAGGATGAGGCAGCCCGGAAAGCGTTCCTCGATCCTAGATATGAGTCCGCGCTGATAGTCGCGTTCGAGCATGGGGTCTATCCTCGAATCAAGAATTATGCCCACGGCTGACCATGGCGCCACAGATGCCGGCACTCGTTCGTTTGTTGGCAATTACATGTGGTGGTGTGTTAGCGTAGTTCTGGCCAGCCGTGGGAGCTGAGGTGAAGCGAGAGGGGTCGAAAATATAGAAGGCCCATCTCCTTCATTATGATACATGTTCGCGACGCGGTCTATTGTACATGTCGTTGGATCTTGCCGTACAGGGGGCCGGACTACATGTACAGCACCCTTGTACCAAAAAACCACCAAAATCTCTATACTCCCTATATATATAGATAATTTACTCATCTTCTAGCAACTAGAATAAAACTGGTAAACTGGTCTATGAGAAGTAAAACGTTGGAATTGCAACGAAAAGTCGCGGCCAGTTCTATGACCACCCCTGGTTCAAAACTGGTCATCCCCTCTAAAACTGGTCATGTTCAGCGCACAAGTACAATACAAATCTCAAAACCGTCAGAAAACTGGTCACAAAAACTGGTCATAACACCCGCCACTCCAGTCACACAAATAACAGAATCGTTGTCCACCCGCCATACCAAGTGGTACAACGGGTGGTACAACAATCACCTCAGAGAGTCGTAGAACCCCCTCTCATTGAAGATCTCCTTGACCCGAATCGCCCTCGAAATAGCTTGATCGATGGGCGACTGGCTCTTCAGGTAGTAGTAGTTCAAGACTGAATAAGGAGTGTTCAGCCTGTCGATTCGCCCCTCGCACTGCTCCATGATCTTCCAAGAGTAGTTCTGAGAGAAGAATATCATCGTGTCACAAGTGGTGCAGTTCCAAGCCTCCGCACCCGCTGTGTACTGTACGAGATACACCCATCGAGGTCCTTCCGGCAAGGCCTCGTGCTTGTGCCCGTTGTACTCGGCTATCGGTACTCCGAGAATATCCCCCAACGACCGCAGCATGAAGAGCTCATAGTCGAAATTATAGAAGACTATGACCCGAGGGTGTATCTCGCACAGCCCTCTCACCGCCTCAAGTCTCACAGGATCCTCATTCGTCACACGTCTCAAGACATGACAGAGGCCTCCAGCATTCTTGATGGGCTCCTCTTTGTACGGATCGAAGCGGTACTTCTGGATCGTACGATATGGCTTCTCCTCGTATGGCACCGGAACGTCCGTCCGCTTCTTAAGAGTCTTCTTGACGAACGGCATGTCCACGAGCACCTTGTTTCTCAGCTTCAGCAGCTTCCTCTGCCCAAGATATCGCTCAAGACGAGGATAGCCCGCCCTGTAGTTGAACTGGCAGTGTTCTCTCTCGAACTGGGTGCGGTTCTTGAAAAATCCGTTTGCCACAAATACCGGACAGTAGTCCAGCCAGTTGTCACCAGGCGTACCGGATAGCATGATCCACTCATTACTACGAGCCATCTTGACAAATGTCTTGGCCCATTTGCCGTTCCCGATGGCTCTCTGCTCGTCGAATATGATGAAGGAGTCACGGACGTTACTGTAGTTACTGATGTTGTTCCACGAATCGACCGTCGTGTAGTGTGTCAGCCCATACATCGAGACATCCCCCTGCCAGTCAAGGTCATCTCTCTTGCGAGCAGTGGTGATTATATATAACCTGGGTCCTTCGGCAAGCCGCCTCGGAAGATCGGCCGGATGCCGCACCCCCAGTACCTTCTCAACGTAGTACTGGAGGGCGACAACCGACTTCCCCGAGCCCGGTTCACCAGTCAATATACAGCCATTTCTCAGGTTCTTCACAGCTTCGACCTGATGAGGCCACAGATCAACCGGTCCCAAGGCTCAGTCCCTTTCGGTCTGGATGTAGACGAACGGCGCGTTCACGACCATGGATCCGATCGGAAGATCCTCGAATACGACCTCGTCCTCGACGGCATCGCGAATAGAGACCGCAAGTCCGTAGCCCTTGGCGACCGTCCAGATGTTGTAGTAGCCCTCCTTCTCGTAGATGCGTTTGCCCCCTCGGACAATGGTCAGAATGATTTCTGTCGCAGGGGTCATAGTGCCTTCCTGTCAAGTCGATACTTCGAGATACCGTTCTCTTTAGGCATCAGAGTGACGTCCCAAACCGCCTTGTCGAACCAGATACTTTCGAAACCACTGTTGTTGAGCCGGTAACCACCAATAAACCTACGGTCGTCAACTTCCCTGTCAGACTCCGCGCTGGTGACCGCAATCACCTCGAGTCGTCCCTGATCATCCACTTCAAGAATCATGTCAATTCCCTTCCTTAGGACTCTTAGGCTGCATCCCGACGGTCGTCAGGTGGTTGACGTCGTCCTTCTGGTCCCAGTCGGTACTCGAGAAGGTCATGACCCTACCGTCATCAAGACGAAAATACCAGACGACCCCACCGTTTGTATCAACTTCCACCCAGCGCTCACTGAACTCAGCCTTCTGGATCTCAGTCCCGTACTCCCAGATCAGGATATACGGGTCATGCCCGTCGTTGTGCGGGCTCCTGTACTCGCTCACCACAGAACTCCTTGGTAGATCTCTACCCACTTGCGTCTCTTGGCGTCCCATGCCCTCTTCATCGAGTCGCTGTGGGACTCCAGGAAGAGATTTGAGAGCCTGTTGTCGGTCCGGTCACCGTTCAGGTGGGCGATGTTCTGCGAGGGCTCCAGAGGGGTGTTGAAGGCCTCCCAGACCAGTTTCTGGACGTACTTCGTCCGTCTGATCCCACGATCCCACAGGGTGATCTGAATATACCCGTTCGATCTAGTACAAACACTCAGGACCTGACCAGTCGAGATACGACGGACCCTACCGAGATTGCTGACCTCAATATCGTCGACGCTGCTGGCCCTGAATACCTCAGTATCCGAGGCGACAGTGCTGGGGGATACCACTCTCCCGCTCTCCCTTCACTCCGTCAGTCATGTAGATATAGTACTCAAGAGGCATGTACTCCCTGCCGTCCTCCTCGATAACCTTGCGCGGACGCTTCGCCACGGCGTCCTTCAGATACAGGTTCTCCAAGGAGCAGTTGCTGGGATCTCCGTCCTTGTATGCGATGCGATTGGGGCTAACTCCTTCCTCCACGAACGTCTCCCACATGATGAGACCCGCGGACAAGGTCCGACTCTTCCCGTTGACACGGAATGAGAACATGAGCTTGTCCTTGCTCGGAGGAAGTATGGGCCGGATCCGATTCATGGTCTTTGTGTTGAGTAGCACGGCGTCCCTGCTGATGGCGAATTCGGGGTAGCGCTTCAGCGGCGTGAATTCCTCACTCAGGTCCCTCAGATACAGATTATCCAAGGAGCAGTTCCAGCAGTCTCCGTCCCTGTACTGAATCTCGTGGAGGAACGGGATGTCCTCGCCGCGGAAATGAGTCCAGATGACCCTGTGGAGTAATTGGGTTTTGCAAAGACCATCGCGGTAGTACTGAACCTGCGGAAGTCCGCAAGTCGCCGCCTTGGGCGTGAGGGGCCTTCTGGTCCTCTTGTTCCTGATAGTCCCGTCCTCACAGATATAGTAGATGTCCGGGTCGGGCATCACGTCACGCATTGCCATCAGCGGCCTCCATCACGAGATTGTACGCCTCGAGCATGCTGTCCGCCACTCCGAGGATCTCCTTCTTGTGCCAGGCGACCCAGCAGCCGTCCTGGCGTTCCACAGTATATGCTTTCATGCCCAATCCTCCTTGACAGTCACGGTCTCGTCCGTCCACTTCTCACAGACGAACATGTCGAGTGGGAGATATGTGAGAGTGTCATCGAGCTCGGTGATGACCATAGCGGCATTAGGATCCACGTCCGCGACGTCTCCCTCGAGGCCGAAGTCCTTGATCTTGCGCCTGTAGTTCCGACCGTCAGCAGTCTTCAGAACCAGTTCCATCTAAGGCTCCTGTTAATGTACAATACGGATAAAATGAGCGCTGCGGGGGCCCCAGGTCTCCCCAGGGCCCCCGTGGATATGGATGTCAGCGCAGGACGGGATCGTAGAGACCCCAGAGCTCGCCCTCAGTCATGATGTCGAACTTGTTGTCGCCACGACGGACGACCCACTTACCGATGGTCCCCTCATGAATATCAACCTGAGCCCTGAGGTCGCCGGAGGTCCAGTCTCGGAGCAAGTTGATGTTGTCCCTGGTGACCTTGGCTGCCTCGCAGACGATACGGCGAGGGTTGACGAGCTTGATCTCGAAATCCATCAGAACGGGACCTCCTCGGTGTCCTCCTCGTCCTCAGCGTACATAGCCTCGAGCTCGTCCTCCACGATGGTGAAGAAACCCTTGTCGAGATATGCCGAGCAGAACTCCACCCCGGCACGAGTGCGCCCGTGGTAAGGACGGATGGCGATATCGGCCCGCTCGAGATCTGCGAAATCGAGGGCACCGACCGTCTGCTCGTTCAGGAGCGTACGATTACGCCCAAGGATCGAGACGATCTTGGGCGGACGGCCGCCGAAGTTGACCTTCACCTTGAGGAAGGGAAGAGGCTCCTCCGTGTCGTCCCGAGGCTTCAGGGTCTTGATATTGAACCCCTCGGTCCGGAAGTCCTCGACAGCGTCGTCGGGAATGATGACGCAGAAGGTCCGCGCCGTGGACCCGAATCGGTCCTGAGCACCGGCGAAGTTGCGGAAGAGGAGTTTGGCGTTCTTGATGGTGTAGGTGTTGACAGGCATGTTGCGTTCCTTTCTAGGGTAGTGTATCTGGACTAGAGGGTAACGATACCGCGCTCTTGGAGCCTCCGGATGAGCCAACGGGCGTCCAGCTCATCCCTGAGAACATAGAGCATCCAGTCGAGCCAGTCCTCCTGCTTAGGAGTGTTCGTACCTGCGACTTTAAGTACCTCGACCTCGTCGATGATCGCCTTGATCTGGTTATCGGTGAGCTCCTCTGTCTCTGGTCGCAAGTTCTCGAGAAACCCCTCTAGGCCCTGCTTGCCGTTGTGGAGAATACGAATGGGTTTGAAACCGAGGTCACTCATTGGTGTCGCCCCCGATGGAGCCGATGCCGACAACGAGACCCGCCTCCACAAGGCACCGCACGAGGTCTCGGTCGTCCAGCTCCTCGCGGCAGATCTCGATGAGTCCGTCGACAGAGGAGTGGCGATTGGGTCCGTGAGTGCTGTCGGCACAGGACTCGAGCTTCTTGATGAGCTCGTGGATCTCGTCCTCCGTCATGTTCACCAGCTCGTCCCTGAGATAACGGGTGTATCCGATGAGGATATCGGAAGCGGTCTGGGTGCCGTCGTAAGCAGAGGCGATCATAAGTTCGTTCCTTTCTCGAGAAACCTAGAACCCGAGTTGGGTTCTAGATATGAGGGTGTTCAGTTGGTCTTGAATGTGTCGCTGATGTTCTTAGCCATAGCGAGCATGTCCTCTTTCGTCGCTGAGCGGTGGTGCTGGTCGCAGAAGTCGCGTGTCGCGTTGTAGGCGAACGTGGCAACGGCGAGGCCAACACCCATCTCGGCGAGGTGCATAAGGACGTACTGCTGGGCGAGGGAGGGGCAGGACATGATAGTACCTTTCTATATGGGGGTCTCATTATATGCCCTGCCCTTCTCGCGAGTCATGCTGTCAGGAACGCGTCGACGTCGGTGTACTTCCGAATCTGCCCCAAGGCAGCGTCCACGAGTTCCCTTCCATATCGATTGTCCAACTTGCTTCGCCAGTCGTCTCCGGCGTCTTCGTAGTTGATCCAGAGATAACCCTTGCAACCGCCGACATCGCCGTACGAAATGACCTCATTACCGTCCTTGTCAGTTCGATGATTCTCCCTGACAAGCCGTCCCGCCCCGGGGGTTCCCGGCACAACAGGAATGAAGCTCCCGACACGTCCGATGAACATTCGGTCTTTCTCGCCGAACTCGAGGAACATTCGTGTGGTAACTGAACGTGTCTGGGCGACATCCTCGAGATCCAGAGGATCTCCTGAGAAGAGTGTCTTGAACACGACGGGCTCTTGGAATTGCTTCCCCGTGGCATGCCATCCGTCTTTGTCGTGGGCGATGTATACGGCATCGTTGACCAGCAGCATACGATCGTAGGTCGCTTCGTGCTCGAATGTGTAGCCGTACTTCTTCCCAAACTCGAAGACCTCCGATATGATTCGATCGTCGGCGTTCGGGATCTTGATCGAGTCGGTCTTGATGTGGGCAACGGTGTATCCTTTCTCCTGAACGAAATGCTTCAGGTCGACCATGAACAGCGCGCCGCGCTTGGCGACGATGTTGTCCACGTTCCGGGGGTCTCGGAGTGGATTGTCGAATTTGGCGGCGGTGAGTCCGTACGTCGAATTCAGTGCGATCTTCAACGCATAGGCCAGAGCGTCGAGGTTCGAGTCGTTGTCCAGATATGGAGCCAGCGCCCCATTCAGGATCTTACGAGCCTCGTTGAGCTCCTTATGCTTGATCAGGATGCGAGCCTTCTTGAGCTCGCTGTACCTCTTGGTGTAGGGGCCGAAGAGGTGGAGGTTCTCGATCGACGTAGGATGCATCGACGCAATATCCAACAAGGCCACGTTCTCGTGGTGTCCTGGTTCGGCGTAGACGTAGCCGCCCTCGCCGACCTCTTCGCCACGATATGTCGACTTGCCATACTCGTACTTGTAGCCGGGGAACATCTCTGACAGGTCTGTGTACTGCAAGTACTTCTGAGTGTCTCGCTGACCCTGGAATATGATCTGAGTGGTCAGCTTGTTGGTGCTGGCGTTGACTGGAAGACCCGCGATCGCTGCAAGGATCTGACGGGCCTCCCAGTCCGCCTCCAGATGGTCCCACACCTTCTCAGTGGCGATGACGTCGTTGTCGCAATATGAGGCGACCTCCTCCCACTTCTCCTCCGGCACCGGTTCGTCCCAGGGGAGGCCGAGCTCCTTGTGGTGGATACCCAGCTCGATCTCCCACTTCTTCAGGGACTGCTTCTTGGCGGCGAAGTCGTAGATATCGGTGTAGGACAGGTTGTATGCCTCTCGGAATCCCTCCTTGATAAGGTTGTTGATGATCTTGCGGGAGAGGTGGTAGAGCTGCTCGTTCGAGTAGCCCAGGATACGACCGTAGAGGATATGGTTGTCGTACCGTCGGTTGTTGAATCCGACGAGCCTCTTCTCCGAAAGATCAGAGATCTCATTCGGAGTCGGGTTGATCATCCTCTGAATCTTGCCGGCGCCACGGACCTTCCAGTTCACAAGGAACAGGTTCGGAAATACCTCGACATCGTAGATGATCGGCGTATCGTCGTCCGGCTCCTCATAGGTCTCCTCATGGTCGCTCTCGGAGGAGAACGGCATCTCCTGTACCAGCTTGATGCAGTAGTCGGCCTGATGGGTGGACTTCATGGCGAACGTGAGGACCTTCTGCCTCATGTCCGACACGTCGTAGTCCATCCCTGACTCCTTGGCGTCCGTCAGCACCTTCATGATGAAATCGATGCTGGGCTTCGTCCCGGGGTGGATCTCTTTCCTAAGGTTCCGCTCTATGAGCTTCCGGATAGACTTCTCGTTCTGCATGACCTCCTGTCTGATCAACGGCTTCTCCTTGACGGGAAGATATCCGTCCTCAACCGTGGTAAGGCCCTTGTGGCTGGTGCACTTGGTGAGCCGTCGTCTGAGGGCGGACTTTCCAGAGTAGACCTTGCACTCGACTCCGGGTCGGACCATTCTGGAGAGCTCGGACGGGTCTCCTGAATATCGGTAGTGGATATGGACTCCACCGCCTGATCGGCTGAGTTCGGCGTAGGAGGGGATCCATCTCCGAGCTTCATCAAGGCAACGAACCAGGGATTTGTCGAGGTCGATGTCGATAACGACGTCCTTCTCGGGTACGAGGACATAATGCTCCTTTCTAGTGTCCAAGTCCTTCAGTGTCGTCGTGACGTCGTCCCAACGCTTCGTCGGGAGGCCGTTGTCATTGGCGTACTGGGCCGGACGGTCCTTGTAGAGCTCGTCAAGATATGACGGCTGCTCCTTCATCTCAGTCCAGTCCGGAATCGGGCTCTCCGTCTTCTCCCCCTGGGAAAATTTGGATTTCAATAACCCTTTGTACACCTTGCGCCTGTAGCTCCCGTCGATCCATAGACGATCGTGGAACTCCTCGAAGTAGTCCCGGATCTCGTCCTTGAACTTGTACATGGGGTACATAGTTCCGTCCGAATATGCCTGAGAGTACTCCTTATACATCTCGTAGATGCGCTTGAGAGGGACGCCGTCCTCATCGTCCAACTCATCCCGATAGAAATCGAGAAAGTTGAAAACGGGATTGGTCTTACTCATCATGCCAACGGGCTTGTAGTCGTCGTAATACGATGAGCCCTTGGACTTGTACAGATCCACGCAGTGATTGACGATAGCTCCGCGCTCGTCCTCGATTTGAGACATGATCTCGTTGTACCGACGAATATCGAGTTTTCGTCCGGAAGGTTCAACATCGATAAGACGCCTCGTCAGTCCGCTCTTCGAGTCGGTGATGCGGACCGGCAGGTTGGTGCCCACGAACAACATCGCTTCTGGCTTGAACATGTAGAGGGATTTACCCTTCTCGTTCATGACCATCGGCTCATGAGATACGAGGCTGTTCAGGCGGCTGTTGTCGTTGATCCTAGAGAGGTTGCCGTCGTGTTGAATGGCGACTCGAGGGTTCGACTTGAACGGCTCGAGAGCAAATTGGTCGCTAGGACGCCCGAGGGCCGCTGCGTCGAACAGGCCGATATGACCATCCAACAGTCTCGAGAGTAGGTTCAGAACGGTCGACTTACCAGATCCGCTGGAACCATACAGTACGAAGAACTTCTGGATCCAAGCGGAGTCTCCGGTGAATATAGATCCGATACCCCACTCGAGTTTCTCCCTCTCGTCTGGATCGTAGAGGGTGCTCATGAGCTCCTCGTAGGCAGGGCAGGGATCATCACTCATAGAATATGATAGCGTTCTGGTTACGTAATCCTCCCTTCGGGGGGTCTGATTGGCGAACAGTATCTTGCTGTCAAGAGGCTGATGGATGTCCGGAACTTTGGACATCCACGCCTTGTAGTCACTATATGTCTTGGAGTCGTAGTCCCCCAGATACCGTGGCCAGACGGACCCGTCGACTCTCTTCGAGGCCTCTTGGAATCGACGGGTCACGTCGGCATCCACGATACGTATCAGTTCGTACTCGTCAGTACTCCAGAAATGCGTATCGGGATTGTACACGGCGTAGAAGGACTTCCCACGAACCATGAGATCCTTGAATTGGTGCACACGCCAGGCCGGCCGTACCTCGGTGGTGCCCGACTTCAGGGCTCGCTCCTTGATTTCGTAGAAATCCATTTGACTCCTTATATGTCGTAGTTCTCCGCGAGGTAGAGCTGCATCTGGTACCAGAGCTCGAGACGATTCTGGTTCTGGAACTCATTCGACCCGTCGAACTCGGGAACGAACTTGAGGGGGAATATACCCCCGCGTCCGTGGTCGTCGTACTGACGACTCATCCACCGATGAAGGGTCTTGTCGACCTGTCGATCGGTTGCAATGCCTTCATCAAACTCGTAGTCTGTGAAGTTAATTCCGAGGTTGTCAAGCATCTCCCAGAAATATAGGTCGAGGCCTTCCCCGTCGTCCAACTCGAATGCCATGCGATCGGCCAGTCCGAGGAGAACCTCGAGAACACTGGCCGGACGCTTGAGAAATGCCGGCGGGAGCTCTCCGCCATAGCGGTTTCGCCACTCACGGCCATCCATGTCTCGATTGCGATCCATCATGGCGGAGTAGCGGAACTCAGTACGGTAGAGTTTCCGCAGGAGGTGGTAGCTGTCGAACGTGCTCGGCAGCAGGCTCTCGTCATCGTCCAAGAACGAGAGCAGGAAGTTGAAGTACTCCTCTTCCATCAGCGGGATCCGGAGTACGAGTCCTCAACGATCTCGAGGCGAATATCGTAGGAGAGATTGAAGTTTCGGATCCACATGACCGTGATGTTATCCGGTCCGAGAACGAGCTCGACGTCTCCGAGCCACTCGTCCTTGTTGTCGATCGTGATCATGTCCGAGTCGCACAGGACTTCGTCGTCGACGAAATACATCAAGTTGACGCGCTCGAAGCCGAATGCGCCCTCGTCGTACTCCCGCTCCGAGATAGCCCGGACGGTCTCGCCCTCCGCGACCTCCTCGTCGTCCTCTTCCTCGGGAGCATTTCCGATGACCTCGGAAATGTCCTCCTCCATGGGGAACGTGAGATACTCGTCGTTGACGATCTCCTCGTACTCGTCCATCTGCTTCTCCTGCTCTTCAGGTGTCTCCTGGATCTCGTCCAGAGTCTCTACGGCCTTCTCCTCAGGTTCCTTCTTCTCGCTCTTCAAGTCTTGTACGGCGAGAAATGTCGCCGTAAGACCGACGACGAGCGCTGGCAGCAGTTTCATTATCGTTACCTTCGCTTAGTTGCTCGAATGATGAGAAAAACGATCAGGATCAGAAGCAGAGTATTCATCGGATCTCAAGCCTGTCAATCTGGTCGTAGATAACGCCGTCGACGTTGAAGTCGAGTACGAACTTGGTGACCTCGCGTCCGAGGACCGGGTCGTAGTCGCGGTAGTTCAGGGCCTCGAAGTTGCCGAACTCAACGATGCCGTCGCCGTCGTCGCTGTCGTAGACCCAGCCGACCACGGAGCCGGCAGACGTCTGGGGAACCCCGAGGGCCTTGTACACCTCGTTCAGGAGCAGATATCCGCGAGTCCGCAGGATGTCGTTAGCGTAGTTCTCCTGAGCGTGGAGGATCATGAGGCTGTAGTCCTCGTTCCCCTCCCAGGCCTTCGCGTTCTGGTCGAACACGACAGCATATGGCGAGACCCCGAGCTCACGCATGAACTCCTCGGGCTTGAGCTGGAACTCACGCCCCGTCTCGTTGTAGTAGTCCATCTTCGCCTTGTCCAGAGCGTCGGTGTCAGCCTCAGCGAGAATACGCTCAGTCTCCTCCTTGCCGAACCCCTTCTCGATGCGCTCCTTGTAGCTGCGGAAGGACTCCTCGAGCCCAGCGTAGGCCATGGACAGACCAGCAATCCGATGCGCAGAAATGCGGTGTGACAGGATCAGGGCAATGGCGGAGGCCGTACCCAGACTCAGGGGCAGGGCGTAGTGCTTGACGAGGTGCTTCGTCAGGTTGCCCCAGGCACGGGCCTTGGCGACCTGGATCTCCTGCTTGGTGAACCGCTCCTCGTTCTCGGCTGCCTTGACTGTCGACAGCTCGTTCAGGTCCTCCCAGGTGACCTCACCGACGCTCAGCGTCTGCTTGGCAGTGAGGACCGCGGTTGCGGTGAAGCCGGCGATACCCAGCCCCGTCAGGATGGCGGGAGCGTGCTTGGAGACGATAAGAGCACCCTTTCCGGCAAGGCGCGAAATAACTGTAAGGCTCATGATGCGAAGTACTTCCTCTCGTTAAGACTCTTGTAGACTGCGATTACCTGACCGTCGCTCATGCGGTCAACCTTGGTGACCCAAGCCGCCGTTCCTCCGTATGCGGTGCGCAACTTAGCGCGCATCTGTTCAATGCTCATTCGTCTCCGTCCTTCCAGATGTCGCCTAGGAACCCCGTGACACTCCAGATGGTGGTAGCGAGGAGGGCTGTGATTACGAGCCAGACCTGCTGAGTAAAAACCCCAACAAGGATTGCGATAGCAATAATGAGGGCCGCGAGGCCGTATGCGGTCGACAGGTTCTCGTCGTTCATCGGACGTCCTCCGGTTTCGGCAGATCGAGAATATAGCCATTGCGGGCACGGACAGCACGTCCGCTTCGGAGATCCCGCCATCCCCAGTTCTCATCAGTGTATGACTGGGAAATGCCGGCCATACCGTACAAGTCCCCGACAGTCGCCACGTCATACTGGTCGCAGATGCTGATCAGGTGGTTCAGGACATCCTCGGCCTCGCTGCGGGTTGCGAATATGATGGACTCGAGATTGTGCTCCCGACGGTCCCTCTGAGTGTACGTACGCTCAGTCGGAGTCTCGCGACGCCCGTAAGTCCGATTGGCGTACGAGGTGTAAGTCTTGCTGCTGCGTGAGCGCTGAGGACCGCCGTCGCCTCCGAAGAGCAGACGGTCGATCCCAGACGTGAAGATATCGCTCACAACGTTCTTGATGCTGGGCAGGGCGATGTCCCAGAGAAGGTAGTTACCCACCTCCTTGACGTCCTCGGCGAAGAACGCCTGAAGCGCCTGCTTCCCGAGGCTACCCTGGTCAATTCGCGCCGGAGTCTTGACGACCCTCTCGACGGCGGGCTTTGTCTTACGTGAGTTGGCGGGGAAATCGCCGCGCACGGGTACGTTGTCGCTCATGTTCGCTCCTTCTGATATGCGGGGCCCCAGGTCTCCCCAGGGCCCCGCTTGGGTGTCTCAGGCCTCGATCGATCCGAACACGTCCGGCCGCTCCTTCTTGGCCTGCTCGAGGAGCGCCTTGGGCATGATGCCGTTAAAGAACTTGATGCTCTTGTCCTCGTCCTCCAGGAGGCTCAGGACAAACTCGTCGTAGAAGATGCTGTCCTTAAAGTTGGCGAGGATCTCCGGTGACTTCTTGAACCGCTTGCCGTCAGACGACCGCTCGCCGTAGGCCTTGTCAACCATGGTGCGGAAGTAGTTGAACAGCTTGAACTTGTCCTTCGTGGTCCAGTCCTCGGGCTTACGAGACATGAACGCCTGGAGCGTGTCGACGAAGCCGTTGGGCTCCGACTCCTGGAGCTCGATCAGGTCCACCTTGTTCATGTGGAACCAGAGGGTCTCGGTGACCATGTCGCCGTCGAAGGTCTCGGCGCTGACGTTCATCTTGATCATGGATATGCCTTTCAGTCCATCAAGTTGAGAGTGATTTCGGCGAGCGACTTGGTCTGCTCGACAATATGGTCCCACGAGGTCTTCTCGTCGAACTTGTCGCTCTTCTGGATGACGCGCTTGACAGTCTTGCCGTTCTCGGTGAGGGTAACCACCACGGCCGCCTGAAGCTCCATCGTTCGTCCTTTCTGAAAAATGAGAAACCTAGAACCCGTGTTGGGTTCTAGGGGTGAGTAGGATCAGTCGTCGGTCTCTTCGACGAGCTCAGCGTCCACGACGTCGTCTTCCGAGTCGGTGTTGGTGGGAGCCTCGTCGTCGCTGTCGTTGGAAGCGAGGGCCTTCACCAGAACGAGCGCGGCGAAACCGGCTGCGGCGGGCAGCACGTAACGCGCACTCTTCTTGGCGACGGCACCGAGCTTGGTCCAGTTGACAGTGACGATGGGGGTCTCGTCCTCAACGGTCTCGGAGGTCGGAACGGCGGTGGCAACGGTGTTCTCGGACATGAGAGTTCCTTTCGAGTTGATGGGGTCTCATTATAGGGTGTGCAGGATTTGCGAAAGCCTATGCCCTCTGTTTGAGGGCACGGGCGGTCTAGTTGTTTGAGGACTTCTTCATGGAGTCGACGGTCTCAGCAAGGACATCGGCATAGCGTTGGCCGGCCTTGTCGCCGACATATGTGCCAAGGACACCACTACCGATGCCATATATGGCGCTCAGTACCAATCCGGCTGGAGGGCAGAGAGCGCCGACAATGGCACCGGCGGTGATTCCGGCGGATGTCGAGGCGGCAATAGACACAACCTTGTATCCGGTAGTCTCTTTGAAACTCATGTTCTTTCCTTTCTAGAGGGGTCTCATCATAGTCCTTGTTTTTCTTACGACAGCTTGAACCACTTCTCCGTGGGTTCGACGACGAAATCGACGACCACGACGGCCTTCCCTTCGTCCGAGATCCGAGTACCGTAGTGCACCTCGATCTGCCTCTGCTCGTTCCACCCGAGCTGATCACCCAGGGAAATGCCTTCGAGGCCGATGCCTGCGTAGAACTCGTTGAGGCTGACGCACATCTCTCGGAGGAGGGTGTAATTGAGTTCGTTGATGACCCGGTCGATCTTGTTGATGCTGGACTTGAAATAACGACCGCTGTAGGCGTCGTAGAACAGGTCGACGCCCTCTCCGTAAACCAGAGCGGCCTCACGAGGATACGGCTCCATCTTGGACGCGGCGTCCTTAGCGATCTCCTTCTCCTCAGGGCCAAGGCGGTCCTGGACGGCGGACCGATAACGGTCGTACACCTGGCGTGTGCCCTCGTAGGCGAGGAGGAGGGATGACTCGCGCTTGACCGAGATGCTGTGAGCTCCGATGATGCATGCGCCGGTGGCCAGTATGGCGATGGCTGGAGGGGCGTAGATCTTGGCGTAAATCTTGATCCGCTGCTCCTTGGTGATGCGCTTGAACTCGTCCATGTCCCAGTCCTGCATCTGACGGTCCGCACGGACGCTCAGGGCAACTGATGCCCCGATGCCCAGCAGCGCCAGGCCGGTGAGGATATGGTGCGAGTTGCGTACGACGAAGTCCTGGGTAGCCCTAACCAGTGCGAGATTCACTTGTTCTCCTCCTCGATCTTGCTTACTCCGCCCCAGACGGCGTTATAGAATACCTGCCTAGTGAACTCGGGGTCGACGTCGGTGGGGGCCTGGATGGTGACCTTCTGCATGTTGGTATCGGGATCCGCTTCAGAGAATTTAATCTTGATACCGTCGTGGTCCATGTTCGTTCCTTTCTTACAGAGATGATCGTCAGTTGACGGGCGTGTCTTCCCCCCAGACTGCGTTGTAGATTATCTTTATGGCTGTCTGGGGGGCGATGTTTGCCGGCATCGTGAGAACGGCAGTCCGGGTATTAGTCTCGGGATCCGGCTCGTAGACGTCCATCTTGACTTCGTCATCCATGTTCGTTCTTTTCTCGAGAAACCTAGAACCCGAGCTGGGTTCTAGGAGTGAGTGTCAGTTGGTGGGAGCGTTCTGCTCCGCGACTTTCTTGTCGAGGGCCTTCTTGAACTCCGCCTCAAGCACCTTGTTCATGTAGTGCTTGGCGACGAAAGAAGCGGCGAGGGCGGCAATGACAAATCCGAAGCGGGTCATGGTGGTTCCTTTCCGATGAGGTCTCATTATAGGCCTTGCCGAATCTGCGAAAGCCTATGCCCTCGGTTAGAGGGCACGGGCGTCAGAGACTGGTGTCGATGTGGATGGGCTTGGAGAAATCCGGCTTCGAGGCCTTGCGGCGAGAGAGCACCCACTTGACGATGGCGTAAATGCCAACGCAGTAGATGACAGACTTGACAAGGCTCTCGACGAGGCGGGAGATCAGCATGGTAATTCCTTTCGGTCTATAGGTCTCATTATAAGCCCTGCTGATCCTGCGAGAAACCCAGAACCCGTGAGGGCTCTGGGAGTGAGGATCACTTCATGGTGGAATTGTGTCGGAAGAGGTTCTCGACCTCGGCCCAGCTCTCATCGAAACGCTGCTTCGCGCGGTCAGGGTCCTGAGGAAGCGGAGTCGAGGCGGACTCGAGGAGGTCTCGCTGGCGGCGGACGACCTTCTTGAGCTGCTCGATCTGCTTGCCCTGGGTGTAGACGGTGTAAAGAGTCATAACGAAGAAGAGGATGCCAAGGGTGATAAAGATGGCGGACATGACAGATTCCTTTCTTGAGGGGTCTCATTATAGCCGCTGTAAAATCCGCGTTCCAAATTTCCCACCCGGGAATTTTTGGATTTTGAAAAACAGAACCTTTGCAAAAACCTAGAACCCTTGTGGGGTCCTAGGCTTTCGTGTCTCAGATGCGGATCTTGGCGACGAATCCGAGTGCCTTGGAGGCGACGGGGAAGATCTGCTCAGCCTTCACGATGGCAAGGATTCCGATGATGGAGCCGGCGGCGCCCACCACGGCATCGGGGCTGGGGCAGAAACGGCGGTGTTTAGCGTCCTGAATCTGCTCCAGCTCCTTGATGCTGCGGAGAGCTTCACGGTAGGCTTCACTGTCGGGATCCATGCCGTCGATGAATGCGTAAGCATCTTCGAGTGCCTTCTTGGCGTTCGGCTTGTTGTCGGACATGGTATTCCTTTCAAATGAGGGGTATCATTATAGACCATGTCGATCCCGCGTGGTCAGGCGACCTCGGAGACCTTCAGAGTGGCGGTGTCCTTCTTGGTCATGTCCTCAGCAGGGGTCTCCAGGGCGGCGTAGACCTCCTGGTTCTTGTGGTCCACATGGAGAACGCCGTCGACCTTGGGTTCATAGCCCTTAGCCGCCAGACCGAGCAGAGCACCCAGGAACGTGTCCAGAGCGGTGATGGTGCCAACAACAGCCTCAGGGTGCGGGAACCCCCAAAGACCCGCCAGCGCCAGATACAGGGTGGCGAGAGCAGGCAGCAGGATCTGAGCAACCCACTTCAGCGTGTTGTAGGTCTGATTCGACAGCGACATAGCGCTTGTCCTTTCTTCGGTTGTCGGGAAAATGGATCGGAAGCCGGTTCACGGCGTCCATGACCTTTTCAGCAGTCCCGTTTCCGCCGAAATTGTGGTAGGGCTGGTACAGATACTTCTGCAAGTCCTCGAACTCGTCAATGGTGATGTAGCCGCGGGACAGATATGCGGTCCCTAGGGCTACAATCTGATTATGGGCTAGGCCCAGCATCAACTGCGTCTTGGCGTCATACCTCTCGGCACGGTTCTGGAAATACGCCCATAGACCAGTACTGGTGAGAACCGAGCCGAATACGGTGATCACCATCTCCACAGTGTGAGACATTCAGCCTCCGATAGAAAATATTGGTCGAACTCCGTACTTGTCGGTCCCCTCGCCCCAAGTGATTCGACGCTGATCGCCATAGTACAGCGCAAATCGGGTCTTGGTGATCTGATCCCGGAGCCAGAAGGTCTCGGCCGGGTTCGGAACGGGATTGCCGACGCGGAAATATGAGAACTGCCGAGGGACCTGCGTGACAGTGTTGTCGTCGCCGTTGACGCGGTTGTGCAGGATGGACGAACCGAACATCTCGAACTCGGACGGGATAGTGACCTGCGGAAACTCCCATCTCCAGTCCGTCTCAACGCGCTCCCAGGAGTTTCCGGTGTTCACATACCCGTGCGGCTCGTGAACAGGGATCGTCCGGAAGTTCGAGCTGTCGAAGACCTGGAGAGCCGAAGCGAAGCGATTCATGCCGTTGGCGTAATCGTTTCGCATCTTGGTGCCGTTCCAGCCACCATTAAACCAACCGGGACCGCCGATATTGTCAATTCCGAGATTACGGTCACTCGTGACTGTAATACGGTGCTGGCCTTCGCCGTACATGTAGTCCAGTGTCCGGTCGAAGTCAACGATGATCCACTTGCAGGAGTTCTCGTTGTACTGCCAGTAGTCGCCCAGCCACAGGTTCTCAAATGTCCCATTCTGAATGGCAGTCTTCTGGGCGGGCGTGATGGTCGGGCCCAGGTTTTTGCCACGAGTAATGACTCGCTTGAGATTCGGGTCGTTGTTGAAGGCGTTAAGGAAGTCGTCCTTGTTCCTCAGAGTGATCTGCTGTGGCTGCATGACGCTCTGAGCCCACTGGGCGTACTGGAAGCCAGTATGGCCACGACAGTCGGTGATCTCGAAGATCTCGTTCGTCTTGGCGCCCCTGGGCACCCTGATATAGGCGAGGAGGACCTCGAAGTTCTCGGACGACTGGGTCGGCTGAGGAACACTACCGCCAACTACGCCCTGCACAAAACGGAGACCGCCGATGCGGACGTCGGCTGCCTTGTTTACCCTTAGGAATATGGCATCATAGCGGTCTCCGTCCGTAGGGCCCTCATTGACGGAGAAGAGCTTGTTCGCGTCGTTCTCGATCCAGTGTCCCTTGATCCAGGCGCGGCCAGACTGGACGATGATCTCCCGCCCGGCGCCCTTGATAACCTGGTACCCTCGACCCCAGTTCTGGAAGATACCGTCCGAGATGACTCCGTCGAACATACGGCCGAAGTCGTCAGCGGAGTACTTCCGGTCTCCATTGATAGAGACGAAGAATCCTGATTTCTCTGTCATGTGATGTTCAACCCCGGTTTCGACTTCTGAATATCGGACAAGGACTCGAACGTCGGATAGAAGACGTCGCCCTCCGCGTCCGAGGATGTTCGGATGTACTCAGTCACCCGAGCGATGTCTTGCTGCCCGAACTCATTCTGGATCTGCACGAAATCGCCCAGGAAGAAGTCCTCGTTGTAAACGTACATGGACTGCTGAGCAGCCTCACCCGAGAACATCTCGATGGGCATGTGACGCCACAGCTCAGTGTTGCACTGCTCATGGATCTGGCGATGAATGGAATTTGGGTCAACTGTAGCAACGCCCTTTTGCCCGGTTGCGGACTGCATGTATCCGTTGGTGTGCTCGATTGACGGGTTCTGGAAATAACCTTCTCGCAGGCCGAGACCCTTGGTGCCGACGGTAACAGAGTTGTTCTGCATAGCGGAGTCAGTATTCTGATCCAGGTACTCCTTTTCGGCGCCGTTAAGGCCGAGCACCAGATTCATAGGGACCGTGAATTTGACGGCCCCCGAGAATATCTTGGTGCGGGTTCCCACCTTCGATTTGAGGTATGTCGCCTTGGACAGGTTGTCGTAGTTCGGTGAGAATACCACAGGGGGACGCTCTCCCTGATTGAATGTCCGATTGACACCGTTGTAGCTGTAGCCGTACCAGTAATAGGGGTCGTCCCCGTTGTACTCGATGGCCCATCCGGACATCGTCAAATCGGTAAGGTTCTGAACGATCTTATACCAGGACCCCTCCATTGAGTACGGATCCTTGGCGTAATCGGGGTGGTTTGTCCAGTCGTGGGAGTAATTCATCGGACGAACGTCCCCGGTGCCGCTCACCTGAATATTGCCGATGTCCAACGACGAAACCGGGCGCCCCTTGCGAATCCCATCGGGCAGTTCCTCGACCGAGTACCAACCGAAACCTTTGACATGACGCTCGTGCGACGTGTCAAGAAACCCCCGTTGCTTGAACAGCAAGTTGGTGTAGTCCTTGATGACGTCCTTAACCTTGCCGCGGGTTCGTTCGTGCTTACATAGAAGCGTTCCCTCCCACATCGGATAAGGATGCATGACCCGTCGGTCCAATATGGACTCGAGGCTGCGTCCACTGATCGTCAGCATTGACTGCTTGTGATACTCCGTGTTGAGCTCGATCTGCTCGATAATCATGAGCTTGTTCGTGCCCTTGGTGTACAGATAGTAGTCCAGCTGATAGGTCTTCAGGTTCTCAAGGGTTCCCGGAACCGTGAGCTTGAAGTCTCCGAAACCGTGGAACCTCTCGGTCCAGATGATGGACTTGTAGTCCTCGCAGATATGCTGGAGAACCATGGATTCATCAAACACAGCAAGATACATGTCACACCCCCTGGTAGAGAACGTCAGTTTCGAAATACACGTCCGTGAGAGTCGGATCATTCATGGCGATCTGGAACTCGTTGACTCCGGGTCTCAACTTGAGCCAGTCCGAGTTACGGTCCAGCGCTGCCAGGAATTTCCACTTGCCACCGCCCCGGGTTCGGGTGATGGTCTTATGCCCCACCCTGGAATTGACAGTGACGACGTCGCCGCCCACGATAGGGTCGACCTTGTAGTACGTCTTGTCGAGAAATGCCCCGGTGAGCTTGAACTTGTCGCCGGAGAACGCCTCGGTCACGGTGATCGGGAGCTTGGCCCCGGGACGGAACGTGAAGACCATGGTAAATCCGGTCTCAACCTCGCCCTGGTAGTCGATCACGGCCGACAATACGCCGCGGTCCTTGCTGAACTCCAGCGACGGGGTCGGCTGGTCCATGAAGTCAAACTCGAAAGACGGGATATCCCTGGACCATTCGAGGTTCTGGGTGATTCGAGTGTCCGCATCATGCCAGTAGGCATCCGGACACAGGATGGAGATGTTAATCTCCTCGTCCTTCGAGAATATGTCCGCCTCCACGGACTCGACATACCCCTCGGTCTTGACCCTGCGCTTGTCGGTGTTGATATACACGGACATGAGCTGCTTGATCTGGAACCAGGAGTATATGGCCTGCCTTGTGGTCTCAATGTCAGGCATGGGCAACGGCGCGAGTTTGATCTTGAGGTTCCTCATTCCCGCCCTCGCGCCGTTGAATATAGCCACATCGGTAAGAGCCAGCTCAGTCGTATTGATCGAGGCCTTCGTAGCCGACAGGCCGTCAACGGATTTGACAGCCACGCCAGTCCCCCAAGGATCCCTCAGGGGCAGAACAACGCGTTGCTGTCGGTACGTAACGAACTCGATTGACTCGATCATAGCTCGTACATGGCTCCCTTCAACTGCTCGATCTGGTTGTGAGTCTGGCGGTAGATCTCCGCCTCAGACAACGCCCTCGGCGAGTTGTTGTACTGGTTGAACACGAGGCTTGTGCCCTGGTTGTACGTCGCACTGGCGTTGTCGCCGTCCGACTGCGCAGGAGTACTCCTAACGGCTCGTCCAGCGAGCTGGGCGGTTGCTGTTGACGTGAGAGTGCCGCTGATTTCCTCCTGGGGGAAGAGTTCATCGAGATGATTTGCCTGATCCTCGACCTGCGAGAGGTCTAGAACCGGCTTGATCGTCGGATCGGCGTTCTCTCCGAATGCGTTGTTCCAAATATCCTTCGCGTTACCGAAGCCCTTGGAGAACGCGTCAACAGTATCCGTGGCCATGGTACTTGCCGCCGCGATGCCCTGCTCAGTGTTCTCGGTGATACCGTTTGCGAGACCCTGCATCATGAAATCGCCGATCTCGTACATCACTCTCGAAGGGGAGTGGATGCCGAATGCTTCCTTGGTCTTCCGGACAATTGTGTTGCCCGCATTCCTTACCGCGTTACCGACAGCGTGGAGCTTGTCCATGATCGCATTCCTGAGACCCTCGATCATCCGACGCCCCGCGTCTTTCATCCCCGAGACTCCCGTGCTCACGAGAGTCGTGATACCGTTCATGATACCGTTCTTGATGGCCGTGATGAGACGCATGCCCGCATCAGCCATAGCGGCGGAGTTGTTCTCGATCGCGTCCGCAAGTCCGTTTACGAACTTGATGATGGTCTTGAACGCCGCATCGGTGATTCTGGGCATCTCGTCGCCGATACTGGTAATGAACGCCACGATACAGTCCGTAGCCTTCGTTCCGATCTCTGGGATCTTCTGACTCAGACCATCCAAGAAGGATGTGAGCATATCAGAGCCCTTCTCGACCAACTGCGGCATGTTCTCGGTAAGAGCATCCGTCAAGGTGATGATCAAGAATATGGCACAGTCGATGATCTCCTGAGCGCTGTCATACACGACCTGAATGATCGCATGAATGATCGTGAGCATGAGCTCGACGAATGTCGGGATAGACTCGATCATGGCCTGAGCGGCGGACGTCAGAACAACCTTGATGTATTCGACAATGGTGTCCTGGTTGTCGACGAAGACCTGCATGAAGTTGATGAAGGCCTCGCCCATAGCCGTACCCATCTCGGGCATCCGCTCGATGAATCCGTCAACGGCTTCGAGGAAAGTCTGGACACCCTCGGATCCCGAGGTAGACAGCTCTGCAATGGCCTCGACCAGATGGGCGATACCGTCGGTTGCCAGACCGACCCCCATGCCAATCATCAGGACTGCACCGCCTAGCGCAAGCAGACCGACTGCCGCGAAGTCGGCAACCGCGCCGATTGCTACCAGAGAACCCAGTGCTAGGGCCATAATAGCGATGCCCTTGCCGGCCGTACCCCAATCCATTTCCCCTAGCATCCTCAGTACAGGAGCCAGGAGGGCGAGAGCAGTCACGGTCAGAAATAGCCCAGCCGCACCAGCAAGACTTCCGCCCCCGATGGTGCTGATTGCCGCAAGAATGCCCAGGGCCACCGACATCATGGTCAGACCCTTGATGTAGTCGCCCCACGGCATGGTGGCGAAGTCCTCGATATCGTGTGCAATGAGTTTGAGTGTCAACGCTAGGACAAGCATTGCCAGAGCCCCGACCAGGGACTTGCCGCCCCCGACTTGGTCGAGCCTTTGGACCGTGAAGGTCAAAGATGCCAGGCAAGCATCCATGGCGAGGACTCCCTTGATCGTGTCGCCCCATGAAAGTTCACCGATCTCGGTCAGGACCTTCGCAATCTGGCGCATGGTGAATGCTAGCGCTAGGAATGCAAACGCCGAGGCCTTCTTAACCTTGATGGTCCCCATCTGCGACATCATGGTCATCATCTTCATGATAAGACCAAGCGCAATAACACCCTGAGCCAGGTCGGACAGGCTCATCTCGCCGAGCGGTTTGACCGCATTGGCGAGTAGGAGAACGCCGACGCCCAGCGGAATCGCCGTGAGAGCGAATGCCAGGATATCCTTGTTCTTCTTGGTGGTCGTATCGGCCATCATCAACATCATCTGTATGACCGCGTAGAGACCGAGAGTTCCCTTGAGGATGTCGTCCCAGTCCATGGAGCCGATGAGGTTCAGAGCCTTGCCCAGAATAAGCGCGACTCCGGCCAGTACGACCAGCGCCAGCATTCGCTTAGCGAGGCCCTTCGTGTCCTTGCCTTCGCCGGAGCTGGTCAGCTCGTCCTCTGCCTTCTTGAGCATGTTGAACATGAAGTACAGAGCAGCGCCAGCAGCCGCGATCTTACCCGCCGGGACCTGAGCGACGACCCAGAGCGCAGCGGCCAGAACGAGAACAGCACCGGCGAGAATAAGGATAGTGGTAGCCTTGACCTGCTTGGTCGTGGCATCCATCGAGTCCTTGAACCCGTCAATAACGTCCTTGACACTGCCGAGGATTCCGGCGAAGTTAGATCCAGCTTCACCAAACTCCTTGAGGACATTGATAACCTTGCGGGCCATGACGACGAATGTAGCCAGGGCTCCAGCCTTGAGGATGCTGTCAAATATACCCTTGTAGTCACCCTTGTCGGCCATGTTCTTGAGCTCGGCGAACGCGCCCTTGAACGGTTCGAAGATGGCCTTCGCGGCGATGAGGGCGTACTTACCGACGGTGCCCAGAGCCTTGACAACCCCGTGGATAACCTCCACGAAGTTCCTCCACCCAGACGCAGCCTTGTCCTTGAGCTCAAGGTTGGAAATGAAGTCCTTAGTGGTATTCCAGCCGTACTTGACCGACTCGGCATACTCGCCCATGAGCGTCTTGAGGTCGCTGAACGCCTTCTTGAACGGCTCGACGTCAAAGTGGAAGTTCAGAGTTGCCAGGTTCTTGACGACGCCCCAGATGCCGGATCCGAAGGACTTGAGAATGCCGCCGATGGACGACAACCAAGCGATATCGGGCCCGTTCTCCATGGCCTCGGCCCACTGGCGGAACTTGGTGGACACCTCGACGTAGATCGCGGCCAGTTTCTCCATCTTGGGAGTCAGCCAGTTGGTGACGACGATGGCCTGCTTGTTGATGCACTCGGTCAGCCAGTTGATGAAGCTGGTGAGCTTATCGATCGCCGGAATAAGATGGTCGGCCAGGTGCTGCCCCCAGAAGTAAGACTTCTGATAGGCTTTCTCGAACAGGTCGACGATCTTGTTCTTGAGCTTGGTGAACTTAGATTCGTTCTCCTCGGCCGTCTCACCGGCTTCCTCGGTAGAGTCACTGACGATACCGAGCGACTGACCGACCTCCTGGGCGCCCTCCTTTAGCTGCTTGAATGGACCAACGATGGCCTCCTTGATCCCGGAGCCCGCGTTCTTCAGAGCCTCCCACAGATTGTCCCAGGCCTCCTTGAGGCGCGTAAGGCTGGGCGTGATCTCATCATGGAACCCCTCAGAGAAGTTGCCCCAGATGCGCTTGAGCCCCTTGCCCGTCCAGATGATGGCCTTGATGACGTTCTCGGCGACATTCAGGCTGTCGTACCACTCCTGAATGGCCACCACGTGATCCCTGAGCTGCCAGGACCAGTCTGCGGTGTGGCCACGTAGGTTGGAAATGATGGCTCCCAGCCCCTTGAGAGCTCCGCCGGCGATCCATCCGATCACCTTGGCGAAGTCGGTGAGGACCATGACGCCTATTTTGACGATCCGGAAGAACGCCTCGAAGTACATGCCGATCGACTCGACAGTGGTCTCGCTGGGGACCAACTTGGCCATGAAGTTCGAGAACGCCTCGGACATCCGGTAGAGACCCTCGGCGGACGGGCCACTGAAGACCGCTGAGAACGCCTGACCGATGCGCTGGAGCGGATCCCACATGGCGTGGAACATGGAGGCGAGGCCCTCAAGGATTCTCTCCCTACCGCCGAGGTCGGCCCAGCCCTGGAGGAGGGCGTTCCTGGCGTTGCCCATCTGGCTGATGATACCGCTCGGGCCAGTAAGGAACACGCCGACCTGGGACCACAGGGCCTTGGCCTGCTCGAAGTCGCCGAAGATGATTCGGAACGACTGAGCCCAGGACGAACCGAGCTCCTCACCAATAACGCCCATCAACTGTGAGAACGTCTTGATGTCCTGAGCCGCAGACATACCAGTCTTGGCCAGTTCCTGGATCTGAGCGATCTGCTCCTCAGTGTAACCCATGGAAGCAAGCTGCTCGTCGGTGTACTCGCCGGCCATCTGCTTCAGGGTCTCCATCATGATCTCCTGGGTCAGCCACCCCTCCTGGAGGGAGAGCCTGAACGACCCGTTCTTTTGGATCATGGCGTCGACGCTCTTGCCGTGGATCCTAGCGGTCTGGATCAGCTGGTCCTGGAACTGCTTGGTGGCAATACCGGCGTTCTCCAGAGACATCCAGTCCTGAAGCTTCACCGTTCCCGCGGCCATGGCCTGCGAAAGCTGGTACATGGCCCTCGATGTGGACTCGGAGTTGGCACCGGCGACGGCCGCCCAGTTAGCTAGACCCTTAATCGACGCTACAGAGTCGTCCAACCCGATACCGGCAGCGGTAAACTTACCGATGTTGGACGTCATCTCACCGAAGTTATAGATGGTCTGGTCCGCGTAGGTGTTCAGCTGGTCCAAGGCCGCGTTCACGGTCTGGATCGTCTCGCCCTTCTGAGCAGTGTTGGCGAGAATGGTCTGGACGGAGTTGAGCTGAAGCTCGTACTCCTTCATACCGTCGATAAGAGGCTGAACGGTGAAGCTCGAGAGCATCGAGGAGCCGACTTCTGCGATCTTCCCGCCAATACTAGCAAGGGCGCCGAACGCGATCGACTGGAGAGCCGAGAATTTGCTCGTGGTCTCGGCGATACCCGCCTGGGCCTCCGAGAAATTAAGGTTCTTAGCGGCATTAGAGACCTGGTTGATCCCCTCGACACCGCCCTTGAATGCCAATCCCTCCTCGAGCTTCTTGACTCCGTTGAGGGAGTCCTGAACCCCGTTCATGAACTGGCCGTTGTTGAACTTGAGAGCGACTACCCGCTCCTCGATTGACGCCACTAGCCTCTCACCGCACTTTCAAGCTGCTTGACGATGCTGTCGAATATAGGCCTGAGCGCCGGATTTATATAATCCACGCCCTGGACATAGCCACCGGTCCTGGTACCATGCCCGTACTGCAATATGACTGCGATCGGGACACCCTCCTCCACATGAGAGTTGTACCAGACCAGCGAGACCCGCCTAGCGCTCCGCTTTATCTCGTAGGACCAGCAGGACGCGGTGTACCCGGACCTGACCGGGGTAGCGGCGGCTAGTGCAGCCACCCCGGCCTGTCCGCAGTCGTCGAGGAAATCGAAGAAGCGGCCCTCTTTGAGTCTCTCGAGCCACTTCCCCGTGTCCATCCTTGAATCCATCTCCAGCGTGAACGCTGGACTCATGCTGCCCTCTCAACGACTGCTGCAATATCAGACACAATGGAGCCCGAGGCCCCTAGGGACCACGCAGTCTGGAGCTGACTGGCGTTGGCGGGAATATGCGCGACCGTTGGGAGACCTGAGGCCTTCAGGGAATCCCATGTGGTCTTCGGAGCAGTGAACTCCATGGATAGAATATCACAGATTTTTCCTGAGAGAAAGTCCGGATACCTTGCCTGGCCGATGTTCGAGTTGTAAGCGTACCCCCAGGTCTTGAAGCCGCGCACTCGTACCGCGTCGAACATCCACTTGGAATCCCAATATGCCTTGATGATGATGCTCTGCTCCATACCCTTAAGCATGTCGCAGACTTCCGCAAACTGGGTCATCGGATACTTGGGATCAACCACGAGGACATGACTCGTGCCGTACGTCTCAACCAGCCAGTCGAGCCTTGCTGGCATGTACTGGGTCTTCGACGCTGCTGCGGTGATCTCGGCCCAGCTGTACTCCACGGCCTTCTTGGTCAGAGTTGGAACAAGACGCGCCAAACCCTCGTCGTGGCAACCGAACCAGACGCCATCAGTGCTTCGGGCCACCGAGATTTCAAGCGCGTGCGCATGGTAGTCAACGGCCTGAGTGTAGGCGACCTCGGTATGCTCGGGCCAAGACAGGGATCCCCCCCGATGCGCCACGATGAAGTGCGGCGTATTGATCAGATCCGTAACTGTCTTGGCGCCCTCCGGAATTGCGCGCATCGAGTCGGTTGGCGTCTCCCGTGCACCATCCCATACGGCGACGCGGACCTTGGAGCCATCGGCGAGAGTAGGATCAAGCGAGCCGGTCGGCGCCTGAAGTTTAACGTCGACGCCGAAAAGGGATTTCACGCCAGGAGCGCTCGGCGGAGCGTACGCCGACTGAGCGTACCCGATAACAATTGACGACCATGGCGCGTCGGTTGCCTTGCCCCAGGCGCCGTTGGTCAACGCCTCGACATTACCCGGGAATGTTGCCAGCGGATTGGTTGCCGCGTCATGCTGCACGAATCCTGTGACCTGAGGAAATGGTCCGTTCTTCCAGTCGTCGGCGTTACTCGCAGGTAAACGAGGCGCCAGGCTCTTGACCTGGGCCCCGTCGAATACCGCGAGCGCCGCAACGTGCCTTCCTGGATGATTGCCCCCGGGCTTCCACACCACGTTCTGCGTGTCGGCAGGATTGGCAACCATTTTGACAGCCACGGTGCATGACCGGATGTTCTCGCTGGTGGCGTGCTTACCCGTCCACCCCGCAGGCGTGCAGTCCTGCATGTTGCTGATTTGGCCGCCCACTACGAGCAGCGCCCAGTCTCCAGCAGCCGACGGAACGCTGAGCTTCTCGTCCGGGTTCTTAGAGACTGTGATACCCTTCATGTGGGAAGCCATAATCAGGCCTTTCGTACGATAACCGTGTTCGGGGGGGTGCCGGCGGGCACCTGCTCCTCACGACCGAGGATCAGGACGTTCCCGTTACCGCCGCCTCCACCAGCTGGACGGTTAGTCTTGATGGTGACGTCAACGACGTTATCCTCGCTCAGAGCTACCGTCTTGGTGGCGGGCCAGCCCTGGTCGTCCAGGAAGAGACGAGCGCCAGTACTGCGGAAGAACCACACCAGGCCGTCGATCTTGCCGTTCTCCCCGGCAGTATCGACATAGGTGGGCCCATCGTCAGGGTCAACGGTCAGCGTGGCGAACGGCGGGATGCTTCCCTTGATGTGACAGTAAGGCACGGCG